GTATTATCTTTGCAGCATGTTTAAAACACAAACACCGCGCCAAAAATACAAAAAAGGGGCGAGAAACAAGAATGTTTAATTAAAAAATATAGGAATATGAAAACTTACTTCTACGCATCTTACAAGTTAAACGAGAACAAAGTAGACGTTTGTACGATTATCAAAGCACAAAGTCAGGCACAAATCAAAAGAGCAGCCATGCATTTGCATGAGAACTGGTCACGTTTTGAAACGTATAATGAGGCATTCAACTATCTTATGATTAATGTTACATCATTAGGAGCACAGGTTTCCTACGATGACGTTAGATATCATGATGTGACGAATTTCTAAATAACCTTATTGTAAGTAAGACATGAACAAGAGTTTATTAGACCGAGTAAGTGTTGAGAAAATAGATGCGCTGGTTGACGCATTAAGCGGGGTGATAAGTGACATGCGCATTACAGGAGAAAATAGCGAGGCCTGCTTTTGCAATGAAGCATATTGGGCATGTTATTCTTTAAGAAATATGATGTTTACATCTCTAAGACATCGGGAACAAAATAGACAGGGTGAATAGATTGTAGGATAACCCAAGGCGGCTACGTCCGAATGGTAGCGGACCAGAACATCTCGGCAACTGGGGTTCGATTCCCCTCCGCCTACAAACATAATATTAATAAAGAAAAGATATGGAAAAGAAGATTTATGTGTGCAAGGAAGGAACGGCACGTCTCAACATCAATGTAAACGGAAATAACATGCAATGTCGTCTGAGTAGTCGTACAGGTTGCAGAGTCCTTGTAGAATTTGAGTCAGGTAAACTACATGTTGAAGTTTCGGGACTTCCTTACAGACGTGTATCAACAACTCTACGCACGTCTCATCGCCCTGTAAGCGACAGGTGTAGTCGTACCGATGTTCCAAATTCAAGCTGTTCAGAATGTCCTCAAAAATTGCTAAACCCATATTCCGGAGCTGCAGCTTTGCTTCGTCACAGTTTGGATAATCGGGAATGATAGTAATCGTTGCATCAAATTTATACTTATACATAACACTTAGATTTTATAATAGGCCATAAAGGTATAAAAAAATCGACAACAATAAGAATAACAGATATGGAAAAGAAGATTTATGTAAGTGACAAAGCAAAGACGCAGCTTTGCAAGATATTCAGCTGCTCTAAGATGATGGTGTGGTTAGCGCTGAATTTCAAGCGCGAGAGTGACCTGGCACGGAAGATACGTTACACGGCCCTGACACAGTTCGGTGGCGTTCCAAGCTGGAAACCCGAGGAAATGGAAACCACTCACGAGGAGGTGGAAAAGACCATGACGCAGCGTTATGGAGAACGTGTAAAATTGGTGTATAACCGCAATGACGGCAGCACACATGTTCTGATTGACGGCAAAGAGACGCGTGTGGAGCATAATCTTGACGTGCCCAGTTTCATGGCGTTGCAGAACGAAGTTGAAATAATGGCTATGAGTTTGTAAAACCTTAACGGGATGGAATATTACAATAAAATGCTGTGCGTTACACGTGAGGAACTCTGCATGGGAACAGACCCGGTTATGAAGCAAGGAACCTTCAATACCAATCTGTACCGCGGACATCTCGTCTCCGTGAACAACGGTGGCGGAGAGGGGAATTACACGCTCTACGCATGGAGTTCCCTCCCGGAGAAATACAGGAAGCGGTATATGGAACGATACGGCGACCCTGAACAGCGCATGAAGGAAGCCATGATGCGTGACCGTATCAAATTAGATAGCGAGGCTCGCGAATGGTACGAAGCGTTCACCTATGAGAAGAACGGCCGGGCGGAGCATCTGACAGGCGAACTGATAGAGGAATATACTATCAATGCGAGTGTACTTGGCGAATTGCAGAAGATGATGGCACAGCGTCAGGCCCTCCGTCAGAGTCTGAACAGCAGCATGGCGGGTGCATGGGAAGTTATCTGTCAGAGTTCGGAGGCTTTGCGCGAGGAATATCACCATACACTACCAAAGCACATAGCACGCCTGAAGGCGAAAATAAAAGCTTTCAAGGCCGACGGCTATCTCAGCTTGATCAGTGGTAAGGTGGGTAATCTGAACACTATTAAGATAACACCCGAGTTCGGGCAGCTGCTTATAGCCTTGAAACGCTGTCGGGTTCCTGTATATACGGATGCGCAAATCTTTGAGGAAGGAAACCGCAGGGCTGTGGAGAACGGCTGGAAGCCGTTGAAGAGCCTTAGCGGTCTGAAGCGATGGTTTAACAGTGCTGCGATTATGCCACTATGGTACGACGCAGTGTATGGTGAGCAGGCCGCACGACAGAAGTTCGGACGTAAACACCGCACTGCATTACCAACGAAGCGCGATGCACTGTGGTATGGTGACGGTACGAAACTCAACCTATACTACCAGGACGAGGAAGGCAAGGTGCGGACCACGCAGGTCTATGTAGTCATTGACGCAATGAGTGAGGTGATGCTTGGTTGGCACATCAGCGACACGGAGGACTACGAAGCGCAATATCACGCATATCGCATGGCAATCCAGACCAGCAGGCACAAGCCTTACGAGATTGTTCACGACAACCAGGGCGGACACAAAAAACTTGACGCTGACGGACTGTTTAAGAAGCTTTGCCACGTGCATAGGACCACGCAACCCTACAACGGCGAGTCGAAGACCATTGAGGCGGTGTTCGGCCGCTTCCAACAGCAGGTGCTGCACAAGGATTGGCGCTTCACGGGTCAGAACATTACGGCAAAGAAGATGTCGAGCCGTCCGAACCTTGAGTTTATTGAGGAAAACAAGGACTCACTCTATACATTAGAGGAACTGAAGGATGCTTACGCAAAGGCTACTAAGGAGTGGAACGAAATGCAGCATCCTGCATACGGCAAGAGCCGGCAGGAAGCCTACGACAACAGCGTGAATGAGGAAACACAGCAGGTTACGGCACACGATATGGTGGATATGTTCTGGGTTACGGCTAAGCGTATGAGCACGTTCACCGACCAAGGCATCAGCGTAACGATTAAGAAGGAGAAGCGACAATACGAGGTGATGAGTGAACCTGGTGTTCCTGATCATGAGTGGCGAAGACAGCACACTTACGAGCGGTTCGTTGTCAAGTATGATCCTTACGACTTCGGAAGCGTCCGACTCTATAAGAAAGAAGCTGACGGCAGCCTGAGGTTTGAACGAGTAGCAGAACCTTACGTTGTGATACATCGTGCGATACAAGAGCAGACAGAAGGCGAAGCAGTCTTTATCCGTCAGGAGCAGGCTGCGAATACTACTGACCGTATTGAGCGCACCGTTGCAGGACGTAAGATAGAAAAGGCTCATGGCGTAATGCCGGAGCAGCACGGCTTACGTAGTCCAAAGCCAAAGGGAATGACAGCAGCAGAGCGCAGACAGATAGAACGCCGTACAGGTATTTATAGCAAGGCGCCTGAAGAGTATAAAATAGGACGAAAGACGAAGCAAGTGAGCCTTGAAGACTGGTCAAAGGTTGAGACAGCAGTGGTTGACATGGCTTCGGTAGCAGGAAAGTATTGAAAAGTAAAATCGTAAAAATAAAGAAAATATGAAACTAACAAAAAACGAAAAGGGACAGATCCAGGAGCGCTTGAAGCAGTATGTCAGCAAGTTTCCAAGTCAGAACAAGGCTGCACTGAGTCTCACGGGTATCAGCAGTGCAACATTGAGCACGCTGTTGCAGGGCAAGTGGGAGAATATTTCGGACGATATGTGGCGCAACCTCGCCTCACAGTTGGGGACAACGTCCGGTAATGACTGGCAGGTGGTCGAGACAAAGGCCTTTCAGGAAATGACACTCGTCATGAAAGATGCCCAGGCTGTGAAGAATGTTACATGGATTGTCGGAGAGGCAGGCTGTGGCAAGACTACTACGGCGCGCCTCTATGCTTCAGAGCACAACGAGGTGTTCTACATCTTGTGTTCTGAAGACATGAAGAAGAGTGACTTCATTCGCGAGATTGCACGCCGCATCGGTCAGCGTACCGAGGGTTACAGCATCAGAGAACTGCTTGACAGGATCATTGATGATCTTATTCAGATGCAGGCACCGCTGTTGCTTTTCGACGAGGCGGATAAGTTACCAGAGCGAGTCTTTCATTATTTCATCGACCTGTATAACCGTTTGGAGGATAAATGCGGTATCGTCTTCTTCTCTACGAGCTACATCAAGCGTCGTATGACCATGGGGCTACGCTACAACAAATGCGGCTACAATGAGATCCACTCGCGCATCGGCCGCAAGTTCTACGAATTAGAACCCACCGCTCCCCACGATGTCTATGCAATCTGCATGGCAAACGGTGTGACCGACAAAAGCCACGTCTCAGAGGTTGTAAAAGATGCCGAGGCGTATGATTTCGACCTGCGCCGCGTGAAAAAAAACATCCACCGCGTGAAGGTGATGCAAGCGCAAACGGCAGTCAAGTAGTGTTAAAACAATCCTAAAACAGTAATCAAATGGCAAGCGGAACAAAAGATGCAGCACAGGTGATTGCCGAACTCACGGCTACGAATGCTAATCTGCGCGAACAAATAAGAAGTCTTGAAAAGACCTTGTGGAAAAGAGACCATCCCGTGCTGCGCCGTGCACTGAGCGTCAGCGATGTCATGCGCATGAAGAAAGAAACCTATCCCTTTGAAGGTGCATGGGAAGAGGCCTTCGGTCGCCCCGAGAAGAATGGCGTGTGGTTCGTGTGGGGCAACAGCGGCAACGGCAAGACGAGTTTCATGTTGCAGCTCTGCAAAGCACTGTCGCACTTCGGCCGTGTGGCCTACGATAGCTTGGAGGAGGGCGCATCGCTGACCATGAAGAATGCCCTGATGACAGCTGGCATGCAGGATGTGGCACGCCGCTTCGTGTTGCTCGACCGCGAGAACATGCAGCTGTTGTCGGCACGACTCGGCAAGCATAAAAGTCCCGACATCGTGGTTATCGACAGCTTTCAGTACACCAAAATGAGCTTCAAAGACTACGAGGCTTTCAAAGAGCGGCACGCCAACAAACTGCTCATCTTCGTCAGTCAGGCCGATGGTAACAAGCCCGCTGGACGCACGGCCGTGAGCGTGATGTATGATGCGAGCCTAAAGATATTCGTCAGTGGGTTTCGCGCCATCAGCAAGGGACGCTATTTTGGCAACAAAGGCTACTACACCATTTGGGAAGAGCGCGCAAAGATGTATTGGGGAGAAGAGCAAAAAGAAAAATAATATGGCAAACAAGCGAGACAACTTGTTGTACAGGCTACGAAAAAAGGGCGTACAGGCCAACACCCGCGAACGCGTTATCTTCTTCGACGTGGGTGGCGAGCCGTTCAAGATAAGGCAGATAATACGGCTGTGCCGTGAGTTTCATTTCAATGTGCAATTAGTAATTGAGTAAAAAATATGAGCAAGGAAAAACGAACAAAGAAAGTATATATCGCAGGAAAGATAGGTGAAGATATTCTTAGCGATACAACTCGCAAGAAATTTGCAGAGGCAGAAGCGTGGTTGAAAGCAAAAGGATATAAAGTGTTTAATCCGACTCAAAGCGGGCTTGGCATCATGGCAGAGAACTACGCAAAGGCATGTGGCACGAACTTCTATGAAGAGATACTTCTTCTTGACATTATGCAACTGAAACGGTGTGATATCATCTGTCTGCTTCCTGACTGGCACGAAAGCCCAGGTGCCTTGGCAGAGTTTTTCTTCGCTAAAGCAATAGATAAGAAAATAAAACAGATTACAATGTTTGAAAATAAAATAGTAGATTGGATATGAGCAAGGAAAAACGAACAATAGAAATTGCCCCAAGACTGATGAGTCCAGGCGGGCGTATGACAGAGGTGTTGGAAAGCCGTGGGCACGCGTGTAGCTATTGTCAAGGTAACGGCTATTTTTGGCAGGAGAACGTATATCGGGAACGGTATAAGCAAGAATGCTGTATTTGCAAAGGAAGTGGCAAGCTTGATGCGGTGGTGACGATTGAGTGGAAAGCAGGAGAATGATAAATTAAAATAAGATGCAGACAACTAAAACATTGAAGCAGTGGAAAAAATCAGGAAAAGACTTAGAGGAGTTTCTAAGCCCCGGCGATTGGATAAGTGAGGATTTGTGTAACTATATTGGAGAAATTATTCCTCCTTATTATTGCTCTCGTGACTTTATTCAAGGCGGTGACGCGATTAAGTCGGAAGACAACATACTATTTTATTGCACATGTTATAGAACAGATGATAACAGATATTTATATCTCGGAGTCCTTCCTGAGTTCAAACAATAGAAAACAAATAACCCGATGAAAAGATAAAGACGATATGGGAAAATTAAAGTATTATTCAATGACACCGAACGATAAACCCGAGTGGTTGTTGCGGTTGCAGTTTGAAGTCAGTCAGCACTACGCCATGCGTGGTATAGAAGACACACCCGAAGACTGGCTGGCGCTGCAGGACTTTGTAGATACTTTCATTCGTAGCCTCTACACGCGGCGGGATATCATGGTGAGGAGCGAGGTGGCGGCCGACCTGCTAACCGAGGACGGAGAAACGCACCTGCTTATCAAACGCAATGGCAAACCTTTGCAAGTGTATTACATTCAAAAATAAAGATTATGGTTACATTATTAGAAGAAATCAAGAAACGTATTCAAGTATGGCATGAGGAGCGTGCGAAACGTATCGAGGCGGAGCGTCAGGCAGAGCTTGATGCAGAAGCACGCAGGGCCGTGCAGGTGATGGAGTTTAACGGAGGGCTGTTTGTCTGTGTAAACGGTGTTCCACTGTTTAGCATAGACGAGTTTCGTGTAAGTATCGGTGAAGCGATTGCCAACGGGCGGAATAATTATAAAGACTGGAAGGAGGAGAAGCTATGGGCAAAGTAAATATTGGACCACGATATTATCGTATTACTGTCATGATTAAACCGGAGGGATTTAATAAGATATTATTGGAGGGACTTTTTGTGTATGGAAAAGGGGCATATACTCTTTCGGAAATCAAAAAGAAATGTTGGGAGTTTCTCAAACCTCAGATAAACTTTGAAAAATATAATATTAATCCAGAGCAGGTAAAAAAGGATATTAAACTCATGTCACTGCCGTGTGATTTTCTGCTCAATGCGGACCAAAAATAAGAACAATGGAAAAAGGATTTAACTACGCACGCTTTTACACCCTGCTCAAGAAAATGCCGTTCGCAGATAAGAAAACGCTTGTGGATCAATATACGAACGGCAGAACAACACACCTGCACGAGACAACAATGCAGGAGTATAATACAATGTGCCGAGACATGGAGCAGGTAGCCGGCTATGACGAGCGCATGTCTGACATTCTCAGGGAACTCCGCCGCAAGCGCAGTGTGTGTCTAAAGCTCATGCAGCAACTCGACATTGACACGACCGATTGGGACCGTGTGAATGCTTTCTGCGAAGATGCGCGCATCGCCGGCAAAGCCTTCCGCCACATCAGTATAGATGAACTCGAAGCCCTTGCCGTGAAATTGCGAGCGATAAAGCGGAAAAAGGAAGTTTCCCAAGGTTCTTCTGAAGGGAGGGGAACCGTTGTTATGCTATCCGTAAACAATTCAATAGAAAATTAATTTTTAATTACAAAAGAATATGGAAACAACTGTAAACATCAAAAATTTAAGTAAGGAGGAACGGGCACAGTTGCTCGCTGAGTTACAGAACGAAGAGAAACAAAGTCGCATCCAGCGTCGCGAAACCTACGAGAGTCTGCGTGCAGAACTGCTGCATGGCGTGGAGGAACGCCTGCAGACAGTAGCTGCCGACGTGCAAAATTTCCACGACTGGTTGCAGGGTGAGGTTGAAGGCTTTGTGGGCGTGATGCGCGATTATGGCCAACTGCGCAAGAGCGACCAGCGCAGCTACACCATCACCGACGGCGACTTCCGTCTGGAGATAGCAAGTAACAAGGTTAAAGGTTTTGACGAGCGTGCCGACCTTGCAGCCGAGCGTCTTATGGACTACCTCAAGCGTTATATGAAGAAGAGCGAAAAAGGGGCCGACGACCCGATGTACCAGATGGCCATGACGCTGCTTGAGCGCAACAAGTCTGGTGATCTTGATTACAAGAGCATTTCGAAACTCTATGAATTAGAGGATAAGTTCGACAGCGAGTACAGTGAGATCATGGGGCTTTTCAAAGAAGCAAACGTGGTACAGAAGAACGCGGTCAACTACTACTTCTCAAAGCGCAATCCGGAGACGAATGTATGGCGTCGGATAGAGCCGAGTTTCTGCAGGATGTAAGTCCCGGAGATATGATGGTAAAATATGACGGCATGGCAGCAAATGGGCTGCCATGCTTTTGCGGTTAAATGAATTAATAACAAAAACAATCTTT